TTGACAACCTTAAAGAAAATGGGGTTGCTAGAGAAACAGATGTAGCTGGTAATTTGTATTGGGTCGAGTCCTTTACTCCACATTATGATGGTAGAGAGATTACTCTATCTACCGTAGCAGATTAAAGAAAGAGGAAGAGAATGATTGTATTTGTTCCAACTAACCCGGATCCAAAAATCGTTTTAGGTGAAGATCCTAGGTTATTTCACGCTCTTAAAGAAAGAGATAATACGTTCTTCTACAACATTCTCTCCCAATATAGTATAGGGATAGCTTTAAATAAGTTTATCCCTGATACTGAAATGTGGTGGGAAGATGAAGAACAGTTTACATTCAACTATATGAACTTTCTACGATTTACTCCTATCCCATTCTACTCTATTCTTACTATATTGATGCATCAATATATGAACGAAGATGTAGTTGTAGTTTGTGATATGAGCGATGATAGAAGACTACAAATAATCGAATGTATTATGGCTCATATCTATGAACGTTATGGATGTAGAACTTCTATAGTTTCTACATTGGAAGACTTGTTATATACAGACCCTTCCGAAATAGAAAACTCAGCTAATTTTATCTATGATAAAGAATTCTATCTAAGTGAAGTCATTGACGTGGATGAATTACAAAAACAAATCATTAATATTGAAGAGATAAATGGTTATCAAATTTAGTATTAATGATTGGTGGTGTATATTCGTTGCGGAATGTGTTTTCTCGTAACAAATACTCTTTCACGTTACCGTATGAATTTAAAAAATTATTTGATTCTTATTGTGATATCGAAGGTATTGACCTTGACATTTTTATGGAAGAAATCTTCTTGGAATTTAATAGAATGAGACCTTATCGTTTTAGTAAAGAGAAAAGACGTTATCTTCCTAAAAGAGTTAAATTAATCTCTGAAGTTAATTGTACTTTAGAGAATCATAATATTATATTTGATTTCATAGCTAAGTGTAGAAAGAATGGATTCTCAGAAAAGAATGTTCTCATTACACTAGCTATGAATAAAATATATAATACTAAACTTCGTAAAGAAGTTATGAAAGTTTGTAATATCGTCTCTAGCCATCTAGCGTTTGAATCAAACAAATTAGATGAATCCAAATATATTAATCTGAATATAGAACGAAAATATTATGACCTTTTATTAAAAAGATCTAAGAAATTTGAAATTCATAGACACGATCTTTTGAATGATATCATTATAGAAAACTTCATAGATGAGTTTTACAAAAATGGGGATATCCATATCCCTTGTTGGTATAAGCATAGATTGGAGAAAGGTGAAGAGACTACTAAAGTTTGTTTAAAAATCTATAAACCTATCTACGAACTATGTAAAACGATCGGAATGGTTGCTAATAGAAGCACTTCTAACATAATTAGATTTATGATTACAAAAGGAGTATTCGATATTGGCAATGTACGAAAAGGATCTATTCTTAACGGATGATTCTATAATAATAAATAGAATTATAAGAGAATACGATATGAGCAAAGCTAATATCAATATTCTCTTATATAAAGGGTTGATCACTCAAGATCAATTCGACAAATACTATAACATGCCTAAAGGTCTTAGGGAAAGAACTATCGGCACTCTTCAACGAGACTATCCTAAAATAAATCAGGGATTAAAAGATGGTTTTGTTGAAGCAAGAAAAATGTTATTCGAAACGAATAACCTAAATGAATCTAATGTAGTTGCAGTGAAGAAAGATGCTGTATTTACCTTAGATAAATATTTAGAATATAACCAATTTAAAAATTTAGTATTTCTCAATAAGAATACTTATAGCTCGTTTATCCAAGCTTATAAACTAGAACTCTATTATAGTAAATTCACTGATAGTATAGATGTAAAAGGTATAGGGGAGTTGTCCATCATAAAGCATCAAAACTTTATGATAGATTTCCTATGCTATCTCTTCAATATTTTAGAAACTACTTCTTTGAATAATACTATAATAATTTTAAAAGAGTTTCTAGAAAGCTACCGAAATGGTGAACTTGAGCTAGGGTATTATCGAGAATTCAATAATAGATCAGAGTTCTGTACCAGATACAAGATAGGTGGTCAAAACATGTATATTCAAGATATTGGTATACAAGACTCAGAAGTTTCTTCGTCTTATGTATTAAATAAATTGGATATTTCATACAACTATCTTTTATTATCAGAAGTACTGAGAATATTATTGTCGCGGTATTTATAAGGAGCTATTATGATTAAACGAAATATTGATATAGATGGAACTGTTAAAGAAGTTCCATTTATTCTGAAACCAATATATAAACTATTTGGGATTGGTACTCTAAGTGCTAAATTCTATGTAGATATTTGGAACCCAGAAACTAATGAGACATGTGTTGATATTTATATCAAATTCAATAGAAAGAGAGTTGAAGATATTACAGAAATGGAATCTGAAATTCTCTCTATTGTACAAGATGCTTGTCTTATTCATAATATCCCTGAAGCAGATCTAATAGCTCCTAAACTTACTTATGCTATAGCACATCCTATGGCTTTAGCTATGGTGGATGATGCTTTCTTGGAATCAGACATGTTCATCGAAAAGTATTATACATATACTGTCGATGAAGATGGATTATATTTTAAAAGAAGATAAGATATAGGAGTACCCAATATTGGGTACTCCATATTCTTTCGTTAAAAATAAGGATGGTAGTTAAAATGGAATTAAATGAAACTAATATTTGTGTAGATAGAGTTAGTGTAGCTATTAGCTCTGAAATGTTTGATAATTATGTATTTTGGAGAGAATCTCTTGGAAATAATTTTAATAACGGTAAATATGTTCTTACAAATACAGAAATCGGCGTTTTCTATATAATGTATTATGATAAACGTTCCAGAACTGTTAGAATCTTTAGAGGCATGGGAGCAGATCCTTATAGCCCTCTAGCTAATATTAAAGACTATGGTAGTATCAAAGTTCTAGCAGCTAACCACCATGTATTAGAATTTAATTTCAAAGAAAATGAATTCATTGTGGCAAAAGCTGATGGTTATTATTATCAAGACTACTCTGGTTTCTTTAAAATGATGAATGATATCATTGGTGAAGTATTTAAAATACAAAAATAAAATAAAGAAAGTACCCATCATTATATGGGTACTTTCATTAAATTTGTAATAATATTATTTTTTAATAGTATATTATATTATTGAAAGGTGTGTATACCTTTAAATTATTTAATTTTTAAAAGGAGAATAATATTATGATGACTAAATTAAGAGGAATTACTGAGATTGTAAACGATCTAACTGGAGAAGATATCACAAAATTCAAAAACTTTATAAAAGAAGTAGTTGATCATGATGAGACAGGACTACAAATCAAATCATCTAACGGTATAGAGATAAATTTTTGGTATATCGAAGATGAAGATGAAGTTTATAACAGGTTATGTGGTGAGATCGGACGAATTTCATTCTTCCAAGACTTCGAAGTTAGTATTTTTGAATATGAAGACAAAATTAGAATCGAGCTTTGTGATTTGCCGATCCTTTTTAAAGCCGTAGTTAGAGACGGAGAATGTTATTTCTATGACTATCATGATTTATTAGAAGTTTTAAATAAAGCTTTTAATATGGAACTTTATAAAATTGAAAAGGAGATTAAATATTATGCTTAAAGAACTTGGATTTAGTACACAAATCAAAGATCTTACCGTTGTAATAACTTATGCATCTGCTGACAAATTGAGAGAATTAGTTGAAGCCATTCAGAAAACAGATGGGGGTGCTATGACATTCACATATTTTAATGAAGGTTTTAGAATGAACTATGATAAAGATAATTATAAACTCATTATTAAAACTTTTAAATATAATAATGACAACTCTATTAATTTTAAACCTTTTTGTACTATTGATTTACGTTCGGTAGAAGATATGTCATTATTAAATATAAAATTTGAACAACCAGAAGAGTTGGTTATGTATAATAATAGTTACCAATTTATAGATAATACAAGTTTTTTTAAAGTTCTAAATAATACAATTGGGACTACTTTTGAATCAGCAGGAGGCCTACTATTATGATCATTAAAACAAAAGCAGTTTCTGTACAAATTGAAAAAGAAGCTATAGATAAGCTTATTAATTGGAGGTCAACTCTAGACCATTCATTGACTAGAGCAACTACCATATATGAAACTGATACTTACATCGTAAGAGCTTACTATTCTACGTCGAATGAAACAGTCTTCATATATTCAAAGACTAAAGGTTCTCCAACTGAAGTATCTAATTTCATTGGAGTAGGAACTCCAAAGGAATTTAAACCAGGTGGATATTATGTATTACCGCTTACTTTCTCTGAAGAAACTGTAATATGGGCACAAGGTAGTAGTATTATCTTTACTGACTATCGTAAGTGTATCGAAACTTTAAAAAGAATCATCGGACTTAAAATCAATGTAGGTTTCGGTGGTGAAGATTTCCCTATTTAGTTATTAAAGGAGAGTATTACTATGATGATTCCATCGGTTTATAAATTTGAAGTTACATTAGACAGAGATCAAATCGAAAGATATAACAGATGGAGAGCTAATCTCCCTCATACACCAGAACGTTCTATTGTCAATTGGGTTTCTCGCCCATTTGATGATGATGTTGAGGTGAGAAGTTATTATGACCAAGAGTCTAATACAGTTGTTGTATATACAGGTAATGAAGTATTTAATAAATTTAGTGAATATCTAATTCTTGGCGAACCTTTTGTAAGAAATGACGGTGGTTTAGCTGAGATGATGATTACTTCATCTGATCGTATTCTAATGCTATCTGTACTGAAAAAATTAGTTTATGATGGTATGAATTCCCATCTTAAATTCTTAAATATCATCTTAGGTACAGATTTTGAAACTTCAGATGATAATCCTGTATTTTAAGAGAACAATAGAGAGTAGCCAATATTGGCTACTCTCATCTTCTTTTATTTTTTACATAATTTGGTTATCATTATTTAGATATTGGATAGTAGAAGTATATCTATTATCTTTTGGAGCTCTATTTCTTTCAGTTTCCATACGTTCTCTATCTAAGTTAGTATTGACTGCAATAACGTGATTCATTACCATAATATTTATTCTATTAGCAATCACATCATATACAGATTCTTCTTTATATTTGATAGAAAGCTTTTTAAATAAAGTAGGAGAAATTCTAGCAGATACTAAATCTACAATTTTATTTCTAATCTTGGTTTCAGCATCTGGTGATATTTGATTTAACCCGTCATAAGATGAATAAACTAAATACTCTTCAAGACATTCGCTTATGAAGTTATCTAATTCCATTCTAACTTCATTAACTTCAATTCCCATATAGAAAGTTTCTTCGTTAAAAGCTTGCTTTTCTCTCATATCGTATAAGAAAGTAATTATAATAAGAGAAACTTCCAAAGCTCCAATAATAATATACTCTCTAGAAAAGAAAGCTAAGATAGCTAATAGAATAGAAACCATAATTAAATGGTTTCTAATAAACTTTCCTGTATTATTTACTTTAGATTTAATACTATAAGCAGTATCTTGTTTCCAATATTTGATAGCTCTATTTAAACTAACTAAGTCATACTTAGTATACGTAGATAAAATTCTATTTATAAAGTTCTTCATTGCATCCTCCAAATTAATTATAATATTCAAATTAATATTGTGTAGAAATTGTAATAATTATCTACGTTCCCTGAAAGTGGAATTTGTAATAGTTTGATTTTTCAATGATATATTATAATAGTGAAAGAGATATAAATTGTATCTCAAAATGTATTTTATTTTAGGAGGTTTCATTATGGGAAAATTTGTATTAGCTGCTTTGTATCTATTTTCATTAGGTATCGTTGGATATGTATATAGAAAAGAAAGTGAGAATAAAAAAATTCAAAAAGACATTGACGATATGCGTCGTCGCTTTAATCTCTAATTTCTACGATCCTAAATTCTTATTATTAATTAAACGAGGTATTTGAAAATGAAAAAATCTATGTTATTAAAAGTTTTGACTTGTGTTGGTTCTTGGGTTCTTTTAGTTGTTGCTTATAAACAAGCTGATAAAGCTGCTAAGTTAGCAGCAGATACTACTATAGATCTTATAACAGAATACAAGCAAAATAAAAAGTAAGTAAAATATGGGATGCTCGATATTGAGCATCCCTATATCTTCTTTTATTTTTTGCTATTTTACTACGTTCCGAAATAATGATTATTAAGCTCGCTCCATTGTACGATATTGTCTCGTAATTCAAGCAACTTCATTATTTTTTCTTCGTTTCCGTTTTGATCATAGAGATCGTTCTTGAGCATATAGTAGATCTTATCGGCAATAGGTTTACTGATACCGTATTTATATCTATCTAATAGCTCCCACCATTTACCAAATCCTAAATAAGATGGAACTTTGAAATTATCCAATCTATCATGATAAATATCATGACATGTTTTACAAAGCATTACTACATTTACTCGATGAGCTTCATGTTCCATTCGAATCATCTCAGCTAAATCAAAAGAAGTAAGAGTACCGTATGTATTAAGAGTATGCTCACAAATAATGTAAGCGATATCAAAGATAGTCAATACATGATGATGCATCTCTAAACTAGCAACTTCTTTCTCTCCAGTTACTGTGATATGTGGATGTAATTGACATCGGTCCAGACCTAAATCAAAAATTAGGTGTGCTTTATAGTGCTTATAGAAGGCACTAGAGCGGAACCGACTAATTGCGGAGTAAAGGAATTTACGATATAAATCCACATCCATCAAAGTCTCTTTAGATTGAGAAAAATCAATCTCATAAGGAGAATTTGGTGAACAGAGTTTTGGATTAAAATCATCGTATGTGAAAATCCCAGGGAACTCCTCTTTAGGGTTAATGAATTCTTGGTGTTGCATTTAGCAAGCCTCCTATAATGATTAAATTGGTAGGGTTTAGGGATTATCTATATGTTATACTGGAAAAAACGAGGAGCTTATACATACTAATAATCATTATATAAAGAAAGGAGTCAACATTGTGGCAAATTATAAAATAAGTAAGACATATTCGAACAATCCATTCGTTGATGAGTTACTTTATTATGTAAAACAATTAGCTTTCGGTGCCGTAATTAAGAATGAGCAAGAAGCAGATAACAATGAAACAGAAGATTCATTGATTCAAGCTGATATGCTTATTATGAGTACCGAAGGTAATGTACCATATGAAATTTGTGAATTTAGTAAAGATCAAATGTTGAAAGTTGGAGTTGATCCAGAACTTGCTAACTTTATCATTACTAGAAGAACAAATCGAACAGAAAATAGAGCATATAGCTACGATGATATACCAGAAGGTTTAAAAGAACCTCTACGTCAGTTGTATATGAAAGATTATATCAATACATATACAGAATTGAATGATTATTATCGAACTATTTGTGGTTTGCCTAAGATTGGTGATTACGGTATCCCTCTTAGAGACTATGAATACCTATTACCTGATGGAAACTTATGGAATGCTACTTATGTGCATGAAATAGGAGCATCTGGTGCCAAATTACTTAACTCTTATGGTATTTTAGAACAAATCAAAACAGACTATCCACAAGCGGACTATCTTAACTATATTGAATGTGGTATTACTCCATATTCTGCTCGTAAAGCATATGGATTCCAATTATTGTACACACCTACAATCGAAGAAGAAAATATTGCTGAGCAATTTAGATATAATTATGAACAAAACCGTATCTATGTAAGATATGCTATTTATTCTGAAGCATTTAAATACAATTCAGACTTCTACTGTAACTTTATCTGCCTATTAATTCTATTATTAACTATGACAGAGATGCTATCTAAGATTCAGGAGAATATCCTTAAATATGAATTACTAGATAGACCATGTGTAGAAGCAATCTTTGAAAAGTTTGGTATGGAATATTATAAATCCATTCCACTTAAATATCAAAAACGTATTGCTAAGAATTTGAATAAATTAATTCATAATAAATCCTCTGCAAGAGGTATGTTTGATATTGTAAATCTATTTGGTGTAGAAAATCTTACTATCTTTAGATACTTTATCCTTCGAGATAGACAACTAGATCGTTGGGGTAACTTCGTATATGAAGAAATGGTAACTAAAGATTCTCGTTGGAATGATATGCTGTTAGAAACCAATATAGAACGTAAGATAAATGACCTTACTATTCCATATCCATTTGAAAACTTCCTTGAAAAAGGTAATGTAATGGATGTATGGTTTAAGAGAGATAATAAATGGGTTAAAGCTACTCGTGGTACTGACTACGATGTAAATAACTATGACCATTTAGAAATAAAACCAAATGGTTTAGGTAATGGTGCTACTGATATTAGATACAACTTCTATTATGATGATAGAACCAAAGGTGGTAATAATAAGGTAGATACAGATAATTCATTATTCATGAAATTAGATGTATCTAAGATGAGCCATAATAAGTTCAAATTTACTCCACCTACAGCTAACTATATCTCCAGAGGTAATGATTTAATAGTATTCTTAGCTGGTGAACCATTACAAAAAGATGCTTATGATATAGATATCAAAACGAATACTATCACTATTAAACCAACTTATGGTGGTACTACAGATAGAGAAGTATTTGTACTATATCTCTATAATAATTATTCCAATACTAAATTCTCTAGAGTTGATGTATTATCTGAAGATTATGATAGAAAGATCTTTAAAGTACCTGAACCATTTACTAACTACTGTGCAAACGGTAATGGTTTCTTCTTAACCCATAATGGTACTTTTATTTCTCCTAGTAGATATACTTTCATTGATACGAATACTATTCAATTAAATGATACTGATTCGGTACAATATGGCGTTAATCTTACATTCAACTTCATTTATGCTGAAGCTGCAGTATATTCTGATATTACATTAAAAACTCATGTAGAAATTCTTGAGCATAATGAAGATAGACAAATTGAATTTAAACTTCATCCACCTATCGAAAACTATTTCCGTACTGGGTATAAAGTCTTTGTTAAGATCAATGATAAATGGTTAGAGCAAGACTGGTATCAAGCTTATAATAATACTTTATCCTTTAATTCTAGAGCTATCGGTGCTAGAAAGACAGATAAAGTAGAAGTTATTTATAGATACGGTCCAGCTGGTATTGAAGCTACTAATATTTCTATGAGTACTCAACGATTAGAAGTTGGTGCTAAAGACCAAACTGTTTATCCTAATCTTAAATTCCCAGTTGATGGGTTTACTGCTAAAAATGGTAAAGTAATTGTTGATGTATATGGTAAGTTCCTAGAACCTAATCAATATACTATCAATGAACAAACAGCTACTCTTACTATTAAAGATAAAAACCTCATTACAGACGTTGGTACTACTATCAATATCTCATATCTCTATGGTATCGAATCTTCTGAAGCTATTAAAGTTACAGAAGAATTAATTGAAGTATCCAGTGATGGTCAAACTGACTTTGGTATCAATGTACCATTCTCACCTTACTTTGCAACTCTACAAGGTGCTATGGTTTCTCATAGAACTCGTATCGTAAATCCAAATAATATTAAATTTACAGATACAAGTGTTTCTATTAAAGGTAGAAACTTTAAGAAAGGTGAGGCTATCTCTATCTTGTATTTCTATAATAATAAGTATCTGCTCAATGCAGCTAATAGAGTTATTATAGAAAATAAAACTATCACTACAGAAGATGCCGTTGATAATGATTTACAAATCAAGATTCCAGTTCCATTTGAAAACTTCATTCAGAATAACTGGAAATGGTATGTAAGTTCCAATGGTGTAGTTATAGATCCAAGCTTATATGAAATAGTAAATGGTAACTTATCCTTTAAGAATCCTAATGATGTATTGAAGTATCCTAACCTTACATTTACATTCGTTTATCTAGACGATCCTTATTATATCTTTGAATCTTCTGAAGAAGATGTAGATAAGAACTTCGATTTGAAATTCGTTGGTGTTCCTCTAGATAGAGAATACTTCGTAGATGACATTATGGCTAAGTCTAATATTAAACCTTATGACTTAATGACATTAGAAGATGTATTCTGGGATGGTGTAGGTGCTGAAGATGATTTGGTTACAGCACATGAGAAAGTTAAACATCAAATTCTTAAGAAGAAGTTTAACTATGCTCGTACTAAATACTTCGCTATTAACTACTTGATGGATATTGCAGATATGTCATTCCAAATAGCTTATTTCTATAACCTATTATTCGATGATTTCCCTGCAGAAGAAGACTTAACTGTTGCCCTTCCTAATATTTCTACAGCGAAAGAATTTAAGATTGGTCATGTATTCTCTTATCTTACAGCTTTAGCTTATCTTGATCAAGATACAGAAGATAAGATTATGGATACTCCATCTAAGATCATGTATATCAAAGGCTTTAATATGCACGCTGATTTACCTGCTCTTAAAAAAGAAATTCTTAAAGCTAGACAAACTTTAGATATGTATCCAGTATGGGATTTCTTTATCCCAGAGAAGCGATTAAAATCTATAGAAGAGTTCACTACTCAATATAAAACCAATAAAAAGGTTTATGATACAATCACTTATGGTATGGGTCATGCTACTAAGTATAGATACTATAAGATCTGGAAAGATCTATATGATTCTATGATGATTACTGAGTTCAATCTTACTTACTTTAAGAAATCTGACGGGCATACTGCTACTACATTTACTGATTTCTTGAAAGATAAAGATACTGTTCTTTATAACAGTATCAAACGTATTGCTTCTATTACAGATAGAAGTACTCGTAAAGAAAAGATTGCTGAAACTGTATCTAACGTAGCATATCTATTAGAAAACTACTTTGGTGGTTATGAATTCCATCATATCTTCGATAGATTCCCAGGTGCATCTGAAACTTCATTGATGGATTATGCTTTTACTATCATAAACTTCTTTAAATCTTACAAGATTTCTATGATTTCTAAAGGTGACTTTATCCAATTTAGTAATAATGATCCTCGGATTAACTTTATCCGTCCTGTCGACGATATAGAAATAACAGTAAACCTAAATAAGGTTGAGTATTTTGATATCGATATGAATGTGACTTATGAATCTGCTATCCATACTTCTAAATTTGAAAAGATTCCTGTCTATGATAGATTGACTATTAAATCTACTAGTACAAATACAGATCCTAAGTTTGATCAAGAGTTCGTTGTTCATATTCAACAAACACAAAACCAAACTATTAGAGTTCTTCATAATGGAGAATATTATACTGAAGACTTCTTTGCTAAATATGGTGATGAGTTTGAAGTAGAAATTATTCCAGATGATGGTTATAAAGCAGGTTATCCTTCTTATAATAAAGGTATTATAGTAAAAGATCTTACTATTACAGCAACCCCTGCTGTTTCTACTAACTATCGTGTAGTTATTAGACCACCGCATCATACTACAATTACAGTATACGAATTTGATCCAGAAAACCCTGATAATGTATTGGCTACTCATACTGAAACATTTGAAGTTAAAGCTGGTACTAGAATTGCTGTAGATGTAGAAAGTGATTTTGGTTGGACTCCTGGTGTAGCTAATATCACTTCTGGTATCATTAACCACTATACTATCATTACTGCTAGCGAACCAATTAGACAAACTTCTAAGTTTACTATTGGTCATGTACCACCACATCAAAAGATTGAACTTAAAGTCTTTGACGATGATGGTATCGGTTATCAAGTATATACAGTAAATGGTAATGATAGTACAGATGGTAAAGGTGTAGATAATAAATACTTCAATATTCCTACATTTGTTGGCGTTAAATACGAAGCCAAGATAACTTCTGATTGGGGTTATGATCCATCTCCATTAAAATATAACCTTCCTAAAAAGGATATGTTTAGAAGTGACAATGTTGTATTTGATTTAGAAGATACTCAGCTTACTCAATTTACATTCACTATAGATAAATTCGAAGACCAAACTATCTCTGTTGTAGTTGATGGTGTAACTCATACTGAAACTTTCAAAGTTCCATATCTAACTGAATATGAAGTAAATATTGAAGGTAAAGGTAATCATGTACAAGGTAAGTTACTAGTATATGATAAAGATGGTATTCGAGTTCCATCTACAGGTGTTGTAAATGGTGATATGAGAGCTACTGCAACAGCTTCTAGAATCGCTAGAGATTTCAATATCAAAGTAATTCAATCCGATAAACAACAAATCACTGTTCATTATGATGGAACTGATTATACTACTTCATTTGTAGCTAAAGAAGGTAGACAATACTCAGCTACTATTATAAGTATGGATCCTAACTATGACGCTGGTGAAATTTACAATAAAGAAGGTATTGTTCGTGGCGATACTGTAATCTATGCAACTCCTGCAACCACTAAAGTATGTAGAGTTAATATAGAACAAGACGATTACCAAACTATAGTAGTTACTTTGAATGGTAAAGAATATACTGAATCATTTGATGCTCACTATGGTGATTTAATTACAGTAGCTGTAAAACCAGATAATGGATTTATAGCTGGTGCTCCTAGTACTACAATGGAACGATTAACTTCTCCTAGTATAAATATCGAAGCTGCTATACCTACTAGAAAGAAATTACAAATCCATGTTCGTAATCCATGGCCTACACGTCAAACTATGAACGTTAATTTGAATGGTATCGATTATCCTATTACTCAAGCTGATCAAATTATTCAAGCTAACTTTGGTGATGTGTATGTAATTACTAATAGCGATACTTTTGGTTACTATCATGCTAATTATACAGTAAACGATGATATTGTTCAAACAGATACAATCGGTTATTCTGGTACAGTTACTTATAATATCGACGTTACTGCTGAAAAACCTAGAGCTAAGTTGTTTAATGCTACTATAACAGATAGAAAATATCAACACGTTAAAGTTAAATTCTACGATGAAGATACTGGTGCATTGATTAAAACTGTCGATGGTACAACAACAGATCAAATACCATATGGTAGTAGATATGAAGTTGAAATATCTGTAAAAGATAATCCTGGATTTGAAGTACGTACTGGTTTCTTACCACAATATACTGGTAGATTTGAAGGAAATAAAGAATTCAAACCTACTCCAGCTGCTAGAGTAACAACTACATTCACAGTTGGTCTTTCTAGATGGGTAGAAAATGCTCAGCATATCTTATACGGTTCTGGTGGTAGATGGCAAGGACGTGCTGATGTCTTTGGTCCATTGATTGATGCGTACTGGGATGATGAAATTAGATTCACGTCTGATAGAACAAACCCACCTAAATTAGCTGGTTTCGATATGCTTGGTGGTGATGATGTTGGTGATATTCGAAATGCGATGGCTGGTAGAGATAAATGGAATCAAACTAAATCTATAAGTTTTGAAATCAATATCGATGGTCATTGGAGAAGTATCGCTAACTACATTTCTAAAGATGGAATCATTAGTGATCATACCGATACATTTGTACCGTTATGGGGTAATGAAATTCCTAGAACGTTTACTCCTGATAGTGGTGCTATGGTTATCGATGCTGACTTACGTATTATAGAGAAAGATCTAGAAGCTAAAGTTCCAGCAGCAAGAGACCATAAGAAATATCAAATACGCTTCTTAGCTTCAGATAATGATTATTAAGGAAGGAAAGGTTATGGAAAAAGAACTAATCTTAAATGACAAGATTAAAAGAGATAATGACAAGTATAAAATCTTAGATGGTCGTCGTCTCAAAACTAAAATTACAGCATATTATACCGATACCGGTGAAGAAATCTTTACTCGTCATAATATGCTTACTATTGCTGGTGGTGCTTTCTTAGCAAGAGCATTGTTTGATATCAATAACGTGGAAATTACTCCTAGTTATAATACAGCTCTTAACTTAGATGGTACTATCAATACTACAACCACTACAGAAAAGAATAGAGTTTATTTATTCTGCGTAGGTAAAGGTGGTTGTGGTAGAGAAAACTCTCAAGTATATGCAGAAAAATATGCTTCTTGGATCACGCCAGAAAATATTGTACCATTGCAATACTTGACAGCAGGTGAATCTCTTAACGAGTATGAAAAGAAAGTTTACTTTGGTAAGAAGACAGGTACAACTGCTACTTCTTATTACTTTAAACGATTCGATTCAGATCCTCGTATGATTCAGCAATTAACTGACGGTACACCTATCGACGGTTCTATTTATGATATGGTAACTACACAAGATGCTGAAACAATTGTAACTATGCAGTTATCTATTTCTAAATCCGACTGTCGTGATTATTTCATTAATACAACAGGTCTTAACGATGCACGTATTAATCAAATCTCTTTATGTACAGCTTGGTTAAAAACAGATGATCATGGTAATAAAGTATATCAAGATATTCGTCCTGCTACTATCTTGAACTTCCCTAATGAACCATTGATCGATACAGAAAAAGCAATTACTATTTCTTATTCTGTATATTTCTAGTAAAATAATTAATTTTAATACACCTATATACACTTTATTGATGCAGGGAGAGTAAACCCTCTACTCAGTCACCCTGTATCCAACTACGATTCTTCATGGTTTGCCGTGAAGTTTCCACACAAATTCCTTTACAAAGAGCTTTAACAGCAATTTTTTAACAATCGTAATAAGCTCTGGTTAGACATTACTTTCGCTCCTGGAATGTAATTTCGACATGGTAAACCAGGATATCTTATAGATATCCTGGGATATCAAACAAAATTTGTATTCATTCATTTTTAGAAAAGCACGAACAGCAATTAATATAATTTTAGAATATATGTGCTTTGGTTTTCTTTCATGGGTAATAAGAAGATCTCCATTAAGAGATCTTCGTTACCTCTTACTACCTTTCAATTGACTCTCTAGGTGTGGTCAATCGAAATTGATTTGTGTCTAATTAGCTCTAACAGCATTTAAAAATATTTATGGTATGTATCTTTACTTTAGTAAACTCCTATTGCTCATATAGGTCTCCACGTCAGTTTACTATGCATATTATCTTATATCTGAGCTAAGAATAGATTTTATAAATTATATTTTAAATTAGGAAAGGATGATTCTAATGGAAAAACTCCGTGTTAGAAGATTTGCAGAAGAGCATGAAGATCTTTTCAAACAAATGGGAGATATTACACAAAATATCAAAGGCTATCGTTCTGAAAAATCCACTGGTGTATTTAGAGCCATCGGAGAATTAGCCAACGAATTTATTCTGGCTGCTACTTTAAAAAGAGTATTAGAAGCAGATAAAGAAATAGGCTTACGTTGGTTACTATTTATCCGAGACCATACAAGTGGCTATGGTTTAGGTGAACGGTATGTATTCAGATATATGCTTAGATGGATGGCTCAAGATGCTAATAAAAGATATATCAATTTCAAACTCTTAAAACTCATTGTCAATAAGTATGGTAGATGGGATGATATCTTTGTACTATTAGGTACAGATTATCAGGATATGATGTTTACCATCATTAATGAAACTTTAGAAAGAGATAAAGAATTGGTAGCTAATGGTAAATACCCTTCTAAATTAGCTAAATGGTTACCATCCGTAAATTCTAAGAAACAATCTGGAAAAGATTTTGTGAAAGCTTTCTGTAAATATAACAAGATGAAAGCAAAAGATTATAGAAAGATGCTTTCTTATCTTCGTGCTAAACTTGATCTATTAGAAACACATCTTACTAAGAAGAATTTCGATGGGATCTATTATACTAATTATCCTAATACTTCTTTAAGTATTCATGATAAATTATTATTAAAAGCCGATCCTGATAGGTATAAACTATTTAAACGTAATCGTTTCTTGAAATATCGTCCACATAAACACGATCCTATTGATTTGGCTAGATATTTCGATAGACGAATTAAAAATATATTTGTAGACGATAAAGAAGTAGAAAACTACTTTAACTCTTGGAAGTTAGGTAGAAGAACAGACGACTCTTTCCAACGTGTACCACATTTTGATATATGGACTGAGAAAGAAAATAAATACATTGTAAAATGTATTAATAGTCTTCTTTATACCAATACTAAAAGAGTTAACCAAAATATTCGCTTTAAATGGAGTATAAGAAATAACGAACTCAGAAATAATTTCCCTAAAATAGTATCATACGAAGATACCAATACTGTACACATTATTGGTTTCCATAGATCCATGTTTAAGACAGATGGCTTCTTTGACTTCTATAGTGAAAACTTCTTGAGTCCAACAGAGTTATTTATAACTATCTTAAGTGAAGACGTTTACAATATTTAATGTAACCACACCATATGGTGTGGTATTATGACATTCATCATTAATCACCCTTATCATATGAAATTAATTACCTCCCAAACTGATTAATTATCTTATATATGAATAAACGAAATACCTAGAGGTTTTATAGAGATCGACTCTACGGATTGCTTTGATTCAGTGCATTTTAAGGTATGATAAGTTGATGGATGGATGTCATACTACTATACCATATGGACAATGATAACGGAGTACCCAATATTGGGTACTCCATATCTTTCCGCCAAATTTATATGGGTTTACATATAAGTAATTATTCAAAAAGGAGGACTAACATGGCTTCTGATAATCGTAGAGCTAAAGTAATAACAGATCTTAAAGATCTAGAATATTTATTTAGTATAACTCAAAAGCAAACTGAATCTTTATCATTCATGATGGAAACATTCGGTGTATTTGATGGTAAAGCTAGATTCCATACATATGATATTATTGACGTTCCTCCTGGGACATATGGACCAGAGGGAAATAAAAATACAAATAGTTTCAGAACTACTGTAGGTAGATGGGTATTTAATAAGTGCTTTATCGAACAAGACTTATTCGATTTATTCCATTATATCAATAAACCAGTAAATGATAAGATCTTTGATTATATCAATGATACTATCTCTAGTGCTTTACTAGAAGATAAGATTGATTTACAAG